ATCAGGGTTGGCTGTATCCGAATACGGAATTGTATAAGTGGATTTCGGATGGTAAGCCATCGCATACGGAGTTGGTGGGGCGCGAAGGGCATTGGAAGTTTGATAAAAATGGTAAGGTTGTGCCTGCTGAGGTGCCTACTGAAGAGCAGATGGAGAGGTGGGAGAAGGAGTGGCAGGCGACGCAGCCGCCTGAGCCTGCGCCTGAGGTTAAATCTGGGCCACGCACATTCGGATCTAGTGCTTTGTCTCCTGAGGCGCAGCGGTTGGGTTCGGGTCAGGGGTTTAATCCTACGCAGATGCCAGCGGCGCAAGGGTTTGCTTCTACGCAGATGCCAGCGCAGCAACCACCGTCGCAGGCGACGTTGGGGGACATGTTTGACAACTTGAAGCAGTCTTATCCTCAGTTGGATGAACGTCTTTCTCCGAATACTTTTATGCAACCAGCGGGTGGGCCTTCGGGGGGTGGTTTATCTACGACTCAGCAGATAGCACTTATGGTGACGTTGGCTGCGCTGACGGGTGGTTCGAGCGGCATTGCAGGTGGTGCGATGGCTGGGGCGCGTGCGTTGGCTCCGACGGTGGGTCGGGTCGCAGCGCCGCTTGGAGTGGGTTTGTTGGCTTCGCTTGGTCTTGCTTCGCCTGCGTATGCTAGCGGGTCGTCTGATGTGGGTGCTGCTGCGGGTAGTGCTGTGGGTGATATTCGGCGTCAGCGGGCGTTGCAGTCGGATCGTGCTGCGGGGCGTGGACGTACAAGATATCAGCGGTAAGGTTTCTAATAGAAAAGGAAAGAAGTGATGGGTACAAGTAAGAAGTGGTGGGATGATGTAGCCGATTGGGTTTTGCCGAGGCCAGCATCGAAGGCAATCAGGAAGGCTGCATCTGCTCAGAAAAGGCATTCGTCGCGTTCGCCTGCTGATCGTGCGATGATTTCGTCGGCGCGTCGGTCGGGGTCGGGTACGGTTGCGAGAAGGAGGTCGCCTGCGAAGAGGCGACCAAGGCGGAAGAAGTGACTCCTGAGGATTAAATAGAATGGGTCGCTTAGGGGAACTGAGGCAGGAGGCTGAGTGGCGTAAATGTCAACGCAGCGAAATCTATTTTTTGGAAAATTATTGGCATATTGCGCATCCTGCTCATGGCCGTATTTTATTCAAGTTGCGTGGGGCTCAGTCTAAGGCGTTGCGTCGGTGGGAAAGTAATCGTTATTCGTTGACTTTGAAGGCTCGTCAGATTGGGTGGACGACGTTGGTGTCTGCGCATCAGTTTTGGTTGGCGTTTTTTCACGACGATCAGAACATTATCGATTTGTCGCGTACAGAGCGGGAGTCGATTTTGTTGTTGAGGAAGACCAAGTATGGGTTTAAGCATTTGCCTGTGTGGATGGTTGAGCGGGGTCCGCAGTCGTTGATGGAGCATCAGCAGCGCATGGGGTTTGATAATGGTTCTCAGATTACGTCGATGCCTTCGGCATCTGACCCTGCGCGTGGTGAGTCTGCTACGTTGGTGGTTGTGGATGAGTGGGCGTTCCTGCCGAACCCTGAGGAGGCGTGGGCGTCTATTGAGCCTGTTGCGGATGTGGGTGGCCGTATTATCGGGTTGTCTACTGCGAATGGGTCGGGGAATTTTTTTCATCAGTTGTGGAATGGGGCGTCTACGGGGAACAACAAGTTTGATGCTATGTTTTTTCCGTGGTCTGCGTCTGAGGATAGGGATGAGGCTTGGTATGAAGGTAAGAAAGATTCGATGTTGCCGTGGCAACTCGCGCAGGAGTATCCGACGAGTGCCGAGGACGCATTTGTTCGTTCTGGTAATCCTGTGTTCGATCTTGACGTTCTTAACGATATGCGTGTGCATGTCCGACAGGGTGTTGACGGCTATCTCCATGAAGCCCCGAAGAATGTTTTGGAGTTCCGATGTTGACGGTGTGGGAGCGTCCTGAGCGTTGGTCGGGGTATGTTTTGGGTGTGGATACTGCTGAGGGGTTGGGGCATGGCGATTATTCGTGTATTCAGGTTATTGATGTTAAGAAGGGTGAGCAGGTCGCTATTTGGCATGGGCGTATTCCGCCTGATGAGTTGGCTACCGAGGTGTACCGTTTGGGGTTGTGGTATGGCAATGCTCTTTGTTGCGTTGAGGCCAATAACCACGGTTTGACGACGATTACGGTGTTGCGTCAGTTGGGGTATCCGAATATGTATCGTCGTCGGGCGTTGAATCAGTCTTCTCAACGTATTTCGCAGGAGTATGGGTGGAAAACGTCGCGTACGTCTAAGCCGTTGATGATTGATGATTTGGCGAAGGCTTTGAAGAATGATGAACTGATTTTGCATTGTGATTCTACGATTGCAGAGTTGCGTACGTTTGTGCGTAATGAGCGCGGGTCGATGTCTGGTTCGCCGTATGATGATCGGGTTATGGCGTTGGCGTTGGCTAATCAGATGCGCAAGTTTGCGTATGTGCCTGAGTATGTGCAGCATGTGGATGATACGTGGACGTTTGATTGGTGGATGAAGCAGATTCCGTCGGGTGCCCCAACGGATGATACTATTGGTACTTATCTGTCTCGTGGGACAGCATAAGCATTCTTGTAGGACATACTGAACAAAGGAGAGTCCTATGGCAATTGGCCGAATGGCTAAGTACAATGACGTTGGTGCAGGCGGTAAGCCCGTTTTGGGTAATACGTCGATGCTGTCCAATGGTCCCGCCCGACCGGGCGGATCGCAGAAGGCCACTGTCGGTTTGGGCAAGGATAAGGCTCACCGTGGTGATAAGGCTGCGGGGACTCGTCCGCGTTCGACGCCTGAGAACCAGCACGGTACTACGGGCAAGGTTGAGCCTGCTTCGAAGCAGCCCGACTCTGCTGTTCGTTGATTCTGCCTGCTGACGCTTCCTATACGGAATTTTGTGACTACATCGTTGGACAGCGGGGTCCGCTGTCTGACGATGAGTTGCAACGTATGTGGGAGTTTCGTCAAAAGACGTTGAGTTTGACGGTCGTGACTGGGCGCGGTTACCGCTCCCAGTTGCCACCTGATGAGCGACATATGACGATGAAGCAGCGCGAACAGAAGTTACTATCGGAAGCGCGTGCAGCGGGGAAAGACCCCGTGTACGTTGGGCGACGTTGGGTGTAAGTTATGGCACGAAAGAGCCGCTCGGAGCGGTACGAGAACACTAAAGAACGCTTGGAGATGGCGAAGCGTTGGCGCCACGACGAGGGTTACGAGGACAAGTGGCGTCGCATGATCGACTTGTACCGTGGTAAGACATATTGGGATATTGGCGGTGTTGGCCTTCCCACAGACCGCATTTCGGTCAATCTGGCGTTTTCTACGATCAATGTGATTGGGCCAGCGGTTGCGGTGAACAATCCGAAGATCACGGTGACTGCCAACAGGCAGGAAGACGCTGATCGTGCTGTTTTTGTTGAAGCGGTTGCAAATTATTTGTGGCGTCACTACGACTACCGTAAGCCGTTTCGCCGTACGGTCAAAGATTTTTTGATTATCGGCCACGGCTGGTTGAAGGTTGGTTGGAAGTTCGTTGAGGAGGAGCGGCGGTTGTCGGGGGAGGAAATGGACGACGATTACGCCCAGTCTGTTAGCGAAATTAACGAATTTGCTGCTGAAAACCCTGAGTTGGGGGGCCAACTGCCAACAGACGACGATATTATAGCGTCGATTCCGTCTACGCAGATGGAAATTATTGCGGATCAGCCGTTTGTGGAACGTATTTCGCCATTCGACATGTTTGTTGACCCCGAAGCAACCTGCTTAGAAGATGCTAAGTGGGTTGCACAGCGTATCGTGCGTCCGATTGAAGAGGTTCGACGCGACAAGCGATTCCGCAGAAGCGTTCGGCAGAATCTGCAAGCCGATTCTGGCTTGAAGATTCGTTGGGAAAACGACGACGAACGCGACCAGTACTCTGACCTGATTGAGCGGGTCACACTGTACGAATACTATGATATTGAAGAGGGGCTATTGTCGGTTTGTGCCGACGGGGCCGACGACTACTTGCTTGATCCGACTCCGATGCCATACGATTTCGGGCATCCGTATATTCTGCTCCGCAACTACGATATTCCTGACGCATTCTATCCAATGGGCGACTTGGAAGCCATTGAGTCGCTACAGGAAGAATTGAACAAGACTCGCACGCAGATGGTTAACCATCGTAAGCGATACGCACGCAAGTATCTGTACCATGAACGCTCATTTGGCCCCGAGGGCCGAGAAGCGTTGGAATCCGACGACGACGGACGGTTTGTCCCCGTTGTGGATGAGAACAGGCCGCTGAGTGAAATTGTGGTACCGTTACCGCAGGTGCCCTTGGCTCCTGAAATGTATAATCATTCTACGATTATTGAAAATGATGTAAACACTGTCAGCGGCGTATCGGAATACGCCCGTGGGCAGATGCCTGAGATTCGTCGCACGGCAACCGAGGCATCAATTATTGCAGATGCAGGGAATGCGCGTGCTTCTGACAAATTGGCGATGGTCGAAATTTGTATTGGCGAGGTGGCCCGTCACGTTATCCAGTTGATGCAGCAGTACATGACCCGTAACCAGATGGTTCGTATCGCGGGCAAGAACAGCGAGCAGCATTACGTCGCGTACACGCGGGATGACATTATCGGTGAATACGATTTCAGCGTTGAGGGTGGCTCAACGCAGCCGTTGAACGAAACGGGTCGTCGCCAGCAGGCGATTTCGTTGATGAACGCCTTGGCTCCATTGGTCGGCATGATTATTGACCCTGCCGAGTTGGCACGGTATGTGCTTTCGTACGGATTTGGGATACAAGACCCCGACAAGTTTTTGGTGCAGCAACAGCCAGCGATGCCTCCGCAGGGTGGGCCTCCACAGGGACCACCTCCGCAGGGACCACCTCCACAGGGTATGCCGCCGCCGCCGATGGCGGGCGGCATGGGTGGCCCACAGCCGCCTCCGCAGCAAGTGTTTGAGGCTACGGGCGGAGTACCGCCCGAGTTACTAACCCAGTTGCAGAATCAGATGGGTATGGAACTGCCAAATCTGTGATTTGGGACACTATTTTCTTTACAATAGGAATAACCGAAAGGATTCCACATGGAAAATGAAACGATGGAACTGGGCACCAGTACTCCTGAACTTTCAAATGAAGCAACTTCAGAACAGGGGGCGCACGCCGTTAAAGTTAATGGCGAAACGCACCTTGTATCTATGGAGGAACTTCAGAGCGGTTACCAACGTCAGGCAGATTACACCCGTAAGACGCAGGACTTGGCCCGCGAACGCGAGAGATTGGCTCAAGGTGAGGCAATCGTGCAAGCATTAGAATCTGATCCCCGTGGGGCTATCACTGCTTTAAGTGATGCCTTTGGGGTCAGCGGCGGCAACCAATCCCCTCAGGACTTTGAAGACGTTGAGGATTTGGACCCCGAAGAAGTTCGCTTGCGACGAATTGAAACATCCATTGAAACTCAAGAACGAGCGAAAAGACAGGACAATTTGCAAAAGGATTTGCACAGACTCCGCCAAAAGTACAATACCAACATTAACGAGAGTGAACTATACGCACACGCTCTTCGCAACAACATAGGCAATTTGGAAGCCGCTTACACGCACATGACCTACGGGTCAATGCAAGATAGGGCTAGAAATGCTGATATTGTGGAAGAGAAGCGGGCTGCGAACGTGGTCGATTCGACTACGGGAGGTTCGACTTCGGGTAATGTTGAGCGTGCTGTCGGCGCGGTGTCTTCGATCCGTGACGCTTATCGTCTGGCTTTAGAAGAAGCAAACAACTAACCAACTATATACGAAAGGGGTGATTCAACATGGCAGGAAATGATAATTTCGATCAGATTCTATCAACCACGTTGAAGAACTACATCCCTAAGTTGACGGACAACATCTTCTCTGCCCGACCACTGTTTTACGCGCTGACCAATGGACAGACCATTCGGCGCATCAGTGGTGGTGCAAAGATCGTTGTTCCGCTCATCTATGGGACCAACAGCACCGCTGCATCGTATGAAGGATCGGATACTATCGCCACGACTGCTCAGACTGGCATTTCTGCCGCTGAGTACGACTGGAAGCAGTACGCGGTCACTATCACGATCAACGGTATTGAAGAAGCAAAGAACAACG